GATGATACGGCAGTCTGGTTTTATCAAGTAATTCGCGATGAAGTACATATAATTGATTATTACGCCGTTTCTGGTGCTAATATTGATGAAATTGCTGCAAATATCCTGTCAAGGCCGTATAATTTCGGTAAGCACTATTTACCTCATGATGCTAGAGCTAAGACTCTGGCGGCTGCTGGTAAGTCAGTAATCGAGCAGTTGGCGGTACATTTTGGCATCAATAGCCTAGCTATCGTGCCAGACCTAAGTGTGCAAGACGGTATACAGGCTGTTCGTAAAGTCTTGCCGCAGTGCTGGTTTGATGCAGACAAGTGCAGTGAAGGTATCGAGGCTTTACGACAGTATCAGAGAGAGTATGATGAGGACAAGAAGGCTTTCCGGCAGACACCAAGACATGACTGGTGTAGTCATCCGGCAGATGCTTTCCGAATGTTATCAATAGCATGGCGGTCAGAGCCGCGAGTCAGACAACCTGATACGGCTCGCCCGCTGCTGGTAGGAGAGCAAAACACAGCAACACTTAACGATGTGTGGGCGCAAGCAAATCAACCTAAGAGAGGCAGAATATGAGTGGCATAGCAAATCCCTATCGGTATCAATACGAAACAGTTGCAGCAAGTCAAACAGCACAGGTTCTAGGCGGCACAGGAGCTATCGGTGACTACCTGCACAGAATTATTATTACTACGAACACTGCTGCCACTGCCACAGTTACTTTGCTCGATGGTGCAACATCAATACCATTACACTCAGGTGGTGGCCCTGCTGGGGGCGGTGAGTCGATAGAGCTAAACATAGCATCCGTGTCTGGCGCGTGGAAGGTAACGACAGGAGCAGGTTGTACGGTCATAGCTGTAGGCATATTCTCAGCATAATGCCTAGTCCTAAGCAATACGCAGAAGGTTTGAGTGCTATGACTGACAAAAAAGAAGCCTTATTTCAGTCTGGCATTCGTGCTACTCCTTGGTTTACTGAGTTTGTAGACACACACGGAGAAGAACCCAATCTTTCACCTAGCGCAGATTACAATTATCGTAAGGCTTGGGATGCTGGTCTAAGGCCATCACCTAACGAATATGATAATAATAGGCATCATTGGCCCTCTTCACTACCTAATGGAGAGATGTTAAAAGAGCAAGGTCATCCGACTCTATGGAAAGAGCATTACATGAGAGCTACGGGAACAGACCCAGACTCTGTTGGAGCTACAGAACAGGATTATTTAAGGCTATATGCCAAGCCCTAAAGAACTAGCTGCTGGTCTTAGAAACCAAGAGGCAACATCACCTAATTCAAAAGTGATGTTTGTGGGGCAAGAACACGGAAAGAAAACGGCGTTGCCTGACAATGTTAAGAAGATGGTTGAGAAGTATGGCGCGTACTATGAAGGCGCTGGAGGCGATAAGTCAGATGCAATCAAGTATCAAGGTTCATGGGATGACAAAGCTAGTAAGGAAGTAAAAGGCTACCCAAAGGAGTTTCTATACACCCTATTTACAAATAGCAATGTTAATAACCAGAAGAAAAACTTAACACAACCAGACAAGACTATCTTTGATAGCGCACTAGCGGCTCAAGGTAAATGGGGGTACTTCAAGGATCGTAAGTTTGACGCAGATACTCTTAAACAGTTTTTATCAGCATCAGGAATGCTGGATAAGAGTAAACAACCTGCTACTGAGAGTAACGTAAAGAAGTTTATTGACGAAGGGGAAGGGCTGATGTGGCCCAAGAATTGGGAGGAGTATCCCAACCCTGCTGGTAAACTAGCGCAAAAAGCTAGTGAATACAGAACAAACTGGCTTAAATCGCAAAAAGAAGGGGTCTATTTTGTTGGGTCAGACCACATGAAAGAATTAAATAAACCTAAAGCTAATGAGACTGCTCCATCACAACTAGCCAAAGCCTTAGCTAGGCAAGACTCAGTAACTAAACAGCCTCGTAATAGGTTTTTTGGCGCTGTTGCTGACGCTGCTGGCTATTTATCAGATCAAGCCGATAGATATGTAGTACCTGAGCGCGATCCTTTATTTGGCGGTATGCGTGGTGGTGATCTGCTGCCGCTAAGGAACGTCAACAGACTGCTAGACGATCTAAGCTACGGTGGGCGCATAACTACAGGCAGAGGACAGACTACAACGCTAAGACCAGAAGTAGTTGATACTGTTGCGTTAGGCGGAGCAATGCGGCCTTTTATACAAAAAGGTGGTGAAGCTGCTCTAAAAACTATAGCTGAACAGGTACAGAACAAAACTGGCATTCTTGGTAGGAATGTGATTGACCCTAGACAGCAAATAATTACTTATCATGGCTCGCCGCATACATTTCCACCAACAGCTAATAATCCGTTAGGTGAGTTTGACCCAATGAAGGTAGGAACAGGTGAGGGGGCGCAAGCCTATGGCGTTGGGGCTGGATATTTGGCTGAATCAAAAGATTTGGCAAAACGGTATCAAGAAAATCTTTCTAAAGGCCCAGAAAAATTCTTTGTTGGTGGGAAACAGGTTTTTAGTAGGGAGTCTGGTGGTCAACCTTTTGATATATCAGACCCTAAAACTGCGGCTATTTTTACGGCTGCTAGAGATGGTGAAAAAGCGGCTAGAAAGAGTTTTAAGAATCAAGGTGCTTGGGGAAACAAGGCAATTGCAGAGCTAGATTTAATGAAAGGGCAGCAGATTACTAGAGAGGCCCCCGGCAATCTCTACAAAGTAGACCTACCAGACGAACACATAGCCAAGATGCTGAATTGGGATAAACCATTGAGTGAGCAGCATCCTAGTGTGCAATCAGCACTAGCAAAATTAGACCCAGATTTGTATCACCCGACAGGAAATGAATATTCTCCAGACGAGGTTGGAGCAGAGATTTATTTAAGAATGGCAAATAGTCCTCTAGCTAAAAACCAATCTGATGCTTCTGAAGTTATGCGTAATGCTGGCATCACAGGCATACGCTACCTAGATGCTGCTAGTAGAGACGCTGCTGGCAAAGGTACATCTAATTTCGTAGTATTTGACCCTAAGCACATGAACATTCTTGAGCGCAATGGTGTAGGCGGCGCTATGATTCAACGACCTAAGACAGAGTTCGAGATACTGCACGACACAGCCCAGCGCAATGCCGCCCTACCAGTTGAGCAGGGTGGGCTAGGACTGCCAGCTAATAATACCTATATAGACAGGGCGAATGCTCCGGGTATGTATCCGACAGATGCTTATCATTTTACAAATGCTAGATTTTCAGAGTTTGACCCTAAATCTATTGGCTCTGCTACTGATGAAGGGTGGCTTGGAAGTGGATTTTATACAACAACTGATAAAAAACTAGGTGATAACTGGAATAAACAGGTTTCCATGCCCATGCGCGTTGCAGATCAAAACAATTTAGAAGTTCCTTATACAAACTTTGGGCAAGATAAAAGAAGTAATGTATCTGGTGCTTTAGGTGAAATGGGTAACATGACTCCAATCGAGGTTAATGACGCTCTGAATAACTTGGGTAAAACTGGAATAACTATGGATTATTCACCAAGCGGTTATTTACATAAAGAAATAATGTCAGTCGCTCCAAACCAACTGCGCTCACGCTTTGCAGCCTTTGACCCAATGCGTAGACATGAAGCAGACATTCTCGCTGGTGTAGGTGTTGGCGGGATGTTAGACCCTCAAGCAATAGCTGAAGCACTTAGACAACAGGACAGAAAATGACCGAAACTCCAATTGAGAAATATCTGAACGTAATCGGCGCATACGACAACGAGTTCAAGAAGTGGGAGGCTCGTTCTGCAAAGATCGTCAAACGCTACAGAGATGACAACCGCAGCCAGAACAGTAACGAGACGGCAAAGTTTAATATTCTCTGGTCAAACGTACAGACCTTAATCCCAGCGGTCTATTCTAAGCTGCCTATGGCTGACGTATCGAGAAGGTTTGGAGACAATGACCAAGTAGGTCGTGTTGCCTCACAGATCATTCAGAGAGCTATTGACTACGAGATTGAGCATTATCCAGACTTCAGAGCAACCATGAAAAATGCGGTACAGGATCGCTTCTTAGGCGGTCGTGGTGTCGCATGGGTACGCTACGAGCCGCATCTAATTGAGCGTGATATGCCAGAAGATGGGCTACAGGTCACTGAGGACTCTGATGAGGTAGAGAACGATACAGCAGAGACATACGAGGAGATCGAGTACGAATGCGCTCCTACAGACTACGTTCACTGGAAGGATTTTGGTCACTCAGTAGCTCGTACATGGGAAGAGGTCACGGTTGTATGGCGCTGGGCTTACATGACGCGAGAGGCGCTTATAGAGCGTTTTGGCGAGGAGTCTGCAAAGAAGATACCTTTAGATAGTGGCCCACAGACACTAACTTCCTACGGTCAGTCTAGCAAAGAGCATACTAGAGCAAAGATATGTGAGCTATGGGATAAGGAAAGCGGCAAGGTCTACTGGTTTAGCAAGAACAGCAACTACATCATAGACGAGCGTGATGACCCCATCGAGGTAGAAGGCTTCTTCCCTTGTGGCAAGCCTTTGTACGCTACTTTAACCTCTGACTCACTCGTTCCTGTACCTGACTTCGTGCTTTATCAAGATCAGGCTACAGAGCTGGACATTCTGAGCGACAGAATTGACGGTCTGGTCAAGGCTCTACGAGTACGAGGAGTATATGACGCAAGCCAGCCAACGCTACAACGTCTACTGACAGAGGGAGACAATAATACGCTGATACCTGTCGATAAGTGGATGGCTTTTAGTGAAAAGGGTGGGCTGAAGGGTAGCATCGACATCCTACCGCTAGATGTCATAGCTGCTACGCTCATCAACTGCTACCGTGCAAGAGAGGACATAAAGAGTCAAATCTACGAGATTACTGGCATATCTGACATTATTCGTGGTCAGACCAGTGCAAGCGAGACTGCAACTGCACAACAGATCAAGGGCCAGTATGCCGGGCTTAGATTAAGAGCAATGCAGGAAGAGGTAGCACTGTTTGCATCTAGCCTGATTAAGCTCAAGGCGCAGATCATGTGTACCAAGTTCCAGCCGCAGACTCTATTGCAGTACGCTTCTGCACAGCAGATGTCTGATGCAGACCAGCAGTTGATACCACAGGCTATAGAGCTTCTTAAAGACTCGCCACTAGCTAACTTTAGAATAGATGTCGAGGCTGACAGTCTGGTGCAGTTGGATGAAGATCAGAACAAGCGCAACCGTATGGAGTTCCTACAGGCGTTCGGCGGCTTCTTAGGTCAAGCCTTACCTGTAGGCCGTGAGTCACCTGAGATGATACCAATGCTGGTAGAGGTCATGAAGTTCGGTATCGGCGCGTTTAAGCAAGCAGAGCCTATCGAGGGTACTCTGGATGCCGCACTGGAACAGATGAAGGCAGCATCACAGCAGCCTAAACAGCCGCAGCCTGACCCTGAGCAAATGAAGATGCAAGCGCAGCAACAGTCTGAACAGATGAAGATGCAAGCAGATGCACAAGCTGCACAGATGAAGGCACAGATGGACGCTCAGGCACAGCAAGCTAGGGTACAGGCTGATATGCAGATTGAGCAGATGAAGATTCAAGCCGATGCTAACTTAGAGCAGATGCGCCAGCAGATGAAGATGCAGGAGCTACAGTCTGTAGATCAGTTCAATCGCTGGAAGGCGGAGCTAGAGTCATCTACTCGAATCATGGTTGCGGAGATAGGCGCAAAGGCACAGGTAGATAAGGTGCGTGAGGCAGAAGAGGCCGCTAACAATGAAGCTGCTATTGTGCTTGGTCAAGGCGATAATGTAAGCAATGCAATACAAAGAATGGCTGATGTGCAAGACAACATGGCAAACATACATGGTCAGACTATGGATAGAATAGGTACAGCTATGCAGATGATGTCAGCACCAAAGCGCGTAGTGCGTGACATAGATGGCAAAGTAGTCGGTGTTGAGATACATAGCGATTAAAGCTAATGGCTGATTGGGACAATGGGCTTTGGGATATTGCACTATGGGATGTCTCTGTCATTATTGATGACACCCATGACGGTGACTTCTTAGGTAAAAAATTAGCGGCAGAGAAAGCAAAGGCAGATAGGCGCAGACTAGCAATAATTAACTCTTATGAGATATTTGTTGAAGGTAGACAAAAGCTAGAGGAAATAGCAGAGCCGTTTACGCAGATAGTTGTAGAACATGAAGTACCAGTAAGACAGATTGACTTTGATGCTCTATTTGCCGACCTAGACAGGGTTGAGGCAATTTGGAGTAATTACATAGACATGGATGACGAGGAAATACTAACCTTATTATGAGAAAATCTTGGGTATATATAGACGGAGAAGCTGTAGAGGTAGGCGCAGAGCGATACGATGCTAAGGTCTACATCATGCCTGACATAGCTCCCTATAAGTCTATGGCAGATGGCACAATGATTACTGGCAGGGCTATGCACCGTGAGCATCTAAGGAAGCATAACTGCTTTGAAGTCGGTAACGAGACTATGACAAGCCGCGCACCTGTCGTAAAAGATACACGCAGAGAAGTATTAAGCGCACAATTAGCAAATATGTCGCATTCCCAAGCTAACAAGCTAATGGATCGGATGCGAGATAACCAAAGGTTTACCAATAACCCCCACAGGGAGAAATAAATGGATATGCCAGAGTCAGTACCTGATACAAACGTAATAGACAGGAAAGAACTACTAGCACAGCAGTTTGATGAATTAGAGACAGAGCCAAAGGCTGAGAGAGTACGCAGTGCTGATGGCAAGTACGCACCAACAATACCTGTAGAAGCTCCAGAAGTAGTAGAAGAGCCTCCAGTATGGCAAAGAGCGCCAGCATCATGGAAGAAGGACTACCACGAGGAGTGGGCAGCAGCATCGCCAAAACTACAAGAATACGCATGGCAGCGGGAAGAGCAGATGCGGGCTGGTGTCGAGCCGCTTATAAGTAAGGCTCAGTACGCTGATGAGATGGAACGGGTAGTACAGCCGTATCTCAATACGATAAACGGTCTAGGGATTAAGCCTAGTGAAGCCATTAGCGGGTTATTGCAAGCAGATAACATCCTACGCAACGGTTCACCACAGGAAAAGGAATACTACTTTGCTCAGTTGAGAGAGCAATATGGTATGGGAGCTGCAAATCAGGATGGTGTGCAACAAGCGCCACAGCATGATATAGTATACGGACTACGCAACGAGTTAAACTCAGTGCGCGGCGAGATGCAGCAATGGAAGCAAGAGAAGGAAGCTGAATCTAGCAAGATTATGAACGGCGAAATAGACTCATTCTCACAAAAGAAAGAGTATTTCGAGGAGCTTCGACCAGCAATGATCCAACTGCTACAAGGCGGTATGGCTAATAC